AAGGCTCATAAACTAAACCAGCACTGCGGCCAACCTGGGTAACTGCGGCAGATTGGTCCCCGGCCTCCCCACGGGGGGGTCGGAGTCGTAAAGTTTGGACCGACATGCTAACGAGCTCTGGAAGGTTGAGCGGGGAAGGGATTGGCCACCTAATGGCCCGCAGTAGGGGTCTGCTGCTAACTCTCCCCCCCCTGGCAAGGGTTAGTCTCCAATTTCGCGCTTCAGGATACCATGGTCACAACTCAAGATAAACCCCCGATACTGAGACAGAGACCTGAACCCCGTACGCGCTGGCACGCGGTGCCTGGGAAGCCAGGGCGCATGATGCAAACTGAGTACTATCACTTGGATGAACAGATGGAACTCGGCAGCTTCAAGAGCACCCTGGTGGTACCTGCACTGCACTGGAGGATCTGGAAGGTGGTTAAGGGGATCCTACCAGTTTGTGCCAAAACCGCACTCGTCTTCGCAACTGGCTACTGTAACAAGTACTGCGGGGCCGCATCATTGGCCCTGTTTGTACACCAGTGGTACACATGCCCGAGCACCGAGGGGACCACAATACTCACTGAGTTAGTGGACGGAGCTCAGGCTGTTGACGAGAATGCGGAAGACCTGACGGCAACAACCGTCGAACCTGGGCCTCAATCCCATGGTCGTAGGAGACCAAAAGCACCCTTGGTAGCACGATTTATCCTGGAGGGTAAGTTGCGCTTTGGCACGCCAAAGATGACGGCTGGCAATTACGCCGCCGTTCGGCGATACATCTCAGGCCTTCTGACCAAACCGGACAATGATATTCGGCGGTCAGACCAAGCACTTATACTCGACGCTGTAACAGCGGCGATTTTCGTGCCTTCACAGCACGAGATCGCGGCGGCGGTGGCACTAGACGATGAGAGCGTACGACGGCGACAAGCCTCGTTCGCTTCCACGCGTCTAGGGTCACTGACCGTCTAGAGGTGCCCCAGCTACGCACACGGTCGCGACACCCACTCCCCCCTAATTCCTTCTAAGTGGGGTCGCAGTATCTGGTGCCGTGTTAACGTAGATGGGGGGAGCGCAAAAGTCCGGAGAGTAACACAGTTCGTCACGATGGGTGCGAGCTGTGTCTTCGGAGTTCACAACTCCAACGTGGAAAATGCAAAGCGAGCAGTGATGGAGCGGGTGTTCTTTGTGAAGTCAGATGATGATTTCGTGAGGCCACCTCAGCCCCGCCCCGGCTACTTCAAGTACCGACTTCAGAAATTCCGCAGCAGCCTGTTAAGAGGCCTCGTATCGACCGCCCCGGACACTGAGGAGAAATTCCTTAGTTACTACCAGGGCCGCAAGCGGGTCGTCTATCAAGCAGCTGTCGAAAGCCTCTTTGTGAGTGAGGTGGAGAGGAAGGATGCTTATATGACCTCCTTCGTGAAAGCGGAGAAGATCAATTTCACTGCGAAGTCGGATCCGGCACCCCGCCTGATCCAGCCTCGAACGCCGCGCTACGCCACGCGGGTTGGACAATACATCAAGCCCATCGAGCACCGTCTGTATGATGCTATAGATCGTACCTTCGGGGCACACGTCGTCGCTAAAGGGAAGAACGCGTTAGCTCGCGGGGCAATGCTCCGCGAGGCGTGGGACTCCCTCCATCAACCAGTTGCCGTCTTCCTTGACGCCAGCCGGTTTGACCAGCACATCTCCAAACAAGCCCTTCAGTG